CAAAAACTCAGATCAGGAAAAGCGTCTGTCATGAACGCTTTGGTGAAGTTCAACGGTCTCCCGCAATCATTTCAACTGATGGCGATAAAGGCCAAAACACTCTAATTCAGGGAATGAAAAACTTTGTCCCACATGAAAGTTTTCCAAAAGAAGATATCCGAATTGCAACCGAAGATGTCACTAACATGGTTTTAACTCATTGTATAAGTGATATGGACGTAGCATCAAAGAGATCATTACGGGAAGCAATCATAGGAATACCTGGAAAAGTTGTTGGCTTGACTATGAACACAAGTCCTGGAGTGCCATGGGTTTGGAGTGCAAAAACAAAATCCAAGAAAGACATTATTGATATTGATTATGATGTTGGCGACGTTACTGTTGACCCTCGTCTTTTAACATTACTTGATGAAGAAGAAAATGCAATGGCCAGTGGTGTTGCGCCACTAACCATTTTTCAAGTAACACACAAGGATGAGAGACTACCACCGAATAAAGTCAATAAACCAAGGTTAATTCAAGGTAGCCCACTAACACTCACTATCTCCTCAAGAAAGTTTTTAATGGATTTTAATTATGCTTTCCAAAACTCAAGGCTTGATTTAGAACATGCTGTAGGCATCAACCCAGAATCACTTGATTGGGATACGCTTGCGAAAAAGTTAACTGAACATTCTCCTTACATTTGTACGGGAGATTTTAGTAAATTTGGACCTCGCCTTCTCACTGACTTCGTACATGCAACATACAAGGTAAGGAACAGTTGGTATAACCAGTTCGACTGCCCGAAAGAACATCAAACGACTAGAACAATGCTTGGCTATAGAGTTACCGACTCTTTCAATATGGCCTATAATCGCGTTTTCAAAGTTAGGTGTGGCAGCCCTTCTGGTGATATCAACACAGTACAAACTAACAGTATTTGCAATATGTTGTATTTCAGGTGTGCCTGGATTGGCATTATGCGTGATCTTAAACCTGAGCTCACAGGACTTCACCACTTCAAGGATCTTGTTGTTTTTTATTGTTATGGCGACGATGTAATCTTCTCTGTTCACCCTTCAGT